AGCCGTACAGCACGTCGATACGGCAAGGCATACGGTCGTTGTTGATGTCGTACTGACGCACGACACGCAGCGAAATACCGTTATGCACCTGACGCGACGCCATGTCCACGCCCTGCGGGAGCAGGAGGTCGGCAGTGGCGAACGTGATGGCGTCCTTGTGGTACACGAGGTTCTGCGGGTACGCCGTAGAAGCCGAACCCAGAACCGTCACAGCAGCGTTGTCAGCCGGGAAGGCGTTGATGGTGGCGAGGGCGCTAGCCGAGGTGTACATGGCGGGGGAGACCGACACGCTAGCCCATGCACCCGAGGACGCGGTGGCGAGGGCCGTCACCGTGAACTGCTGGAGCGAGCCAGTGGACTGACGGGTCTGCGGGTTGACCGCGTACACGCTAGCAATCGTGAACACGTCACCAACCGCAAACGTAGCGGAACCCGTGCCACCGTCGATTGCCAACGTCGTTGCACCCTGAGTGGTAACCGCGCCGTTAACAAGGATGGTGTCCGTAGCCGAACGCGAACCAGTCGTGTGCTGCACGATGCTCTGGCTCATGTTGATTTCCTCGTAACCGAGGACGCCTTCAGCCATCATGCCCGACTTAAACTGCTTGCTGATGGTGGCGTTCGGGTTGAAGAGACCCTTCAAGCCCTCGACCAGACCAGCGTTGGCAGCCGGGTTAACCGTCGCGTAGCGCGGCGAACGGGGAGCAGCCTGCTCGTCCAGCTTCTGCTGCGCCTGCAACAGCACCAGCGAAGTGCTGGGCGTGGTGCCAGGAGTACCGACCGACTGGTAGATGCTCTTGTAGGCGTTGGCAACGTCGTTGTCCACAGAGGCAGCCAACTGGCTGATACGCGGCTTGAGCACGCGGTCAGCAAAGTCGTCCAACTGCATGGTTAGTTCGGCGCTGGTGAAGTTGACGCCAATGTGCTTCTGGTTGGACACAGCGAGCGTGGTGTACTGCTCGTTGTCGTCCTGCACCTGAAGGGCAGCACCGTCGGTCACCAGAGCGCGGTCCGGCAGACGGATACGCAGGGTGGAGCCAATCTTGGCACCTTCCACGGCGAACGAGTCGTCGTAGGCGCGGTTTACGTTACGGGTGAGTACCAGTTCGTTCTCGAAAATAGCGAGAGCCTTACGGGTAATCATGTCAATAGTTAAAAGTGAGTTTGACACGGAATTATCCTCTCAATTGGTTGTAGCGGGTTATCGGCGTTGCGCTTCCCACTTAGCAATCTGTCTCCGGCGGTCAGCCTCAATCCATTCCGACGTACTCATGGCCTTTACAGACCTCGGGTCGGTGGTGTCGTAGGCCGGTGGTTTAGTCCCACGGGCAGAAACAGGTGCAATCGGCGGTGGCGCAGAAGTTGAGCGTTTGACCGGCGGGTTAGCCATCATTTTGGCTTCTAACCTACCAATCTCTTTCGCCTGCAAGAACGGCGGCAGGTCGGCAATCTTCGCAGCCTCTGCGGGGTTGGAACCAAGGTAGTAGGCTACGTCGGGACCGGCCTCCGAGGAACGAATGGTGTCAGCCATCACCTGCGTGATTCGGACGTGGTCACCGTATGCGACTTGCTTGAAGTCCGCATAGCGTTCGGTCGCCACTTCCTCACGTTCGTGATAAGCCGACAGGGTCTCAACCTGCATCCGCTGCATTTCGCGCTGCTGGATGAGTTCGTGTGCCTTCTTGTACGCCAACGCTTCTGCGTAGGCATCCGGCGACTCAAACTGCTCCATCGGCGGGATTTCCAGCGGCTGCTGCGGTACGGCTTGCGCCGCCTGCATGGCCTGTTCCCTTGCCCACTTACGCTGCTCTCTTGCGAGACGCTTGCTGATGGCGGCGTCCAGTTCTTCCTGAGTGAAGGACTTGGGCGTGACTTCAGCCTCCGGCGTTTCAACTACTGCGGTCTCAGGTGCTGCCGTAGCGACCTGTTCCGGCGCGGGGGTGACTTCCGCTACAACCTCAACTTCTTCAGACATTTTGTGATTCCGTAGAATCCCTGATGGGCCGCACCAGTACGGTTAGTCTACTCCGCGCTATAGCGAAGTCAACAATAGGCAACACAAGCCACCCACAGCCCCGCCAAGGGCCGTTGCGGCAAAGTCTTTAGCATCGGGCGTCCCATGCCCCTGCGCGTCCCAGAACTCCTTAGCCGCGCCCACAAGGGCAGCAACAAAGATGCCTAGCCACAGGCTGACGGGATACAGCGTGGCGGCGATGGCCCAGCCCCACCAAAAGTGCGCTTGTTTGTCTATGGGAGGCATATTCATAGTGATTACCTACGCGCTTAAATTTGCGACCAATTTCCGGTGTTGCCGTCATACGCGTATGAAAGCGTTTGGCCTGCTGACATCGTTATGTTTGCCCCAGACAAATTGCGAAACTGACCGTTGCCGCCGCCGCCCAAATGCGCAATCGTCGTGTTTGCGTCAATAGCATTGAGCGTTATTTGCGTCCCCGTTCTAGAGGGAATTGCCGCCGTCCGATTAATAGTAGTCGGCGCAGCGTTAATCAGCGCAAGGCTGCTGTAAAGACCGCCCTGAGCCGCAAAAATTTGGTTGTCAAGCGTTGAGGTTGTTGCAGACCTTGCCGTATAGAACAGTTGATTGGTTCCAAAATCGGAACTCCAATCCATATACGGAGTCGCAGTAACGTCCTGAGCCGCATTAACCTTAACCCACGGCGTTGACGCGCCAAAGTTTTCGCGGCTGCTTGCGATAAAAATGCCGTTGTTGGTCGTTCCCGAGAGGTTGTGTGCTGCGGTTGCTCCCGCGCCAAGGCCGAATTGACAACTGACAACACGAACACCAAGGCAGTTCTTCATGTCCACGCCAATCAGGGCCGTGGTGCTGCCAGACACATAACCTCGGCAACCCAAAATGTAGACGTTTTTGACGCCGTTTGTTGAGGTCCAGCCGTAACCCAGCCGAATGTAGCAATTGGTTGGGTTTTCAATATTGACCGACTGAATCGTGATGTCATTACATCCGTTGGTGCCTTCAGTGGCTTCACAAATACGAATGGGGACGCCAGTGCTTTCAATAGCACCGTTGCTAATCATTCCGGTGTTGCTGCGGTCAATATCAATACCGGAAGAAGCCGTTGCCGACCCAGCAAAATAATTGTCTTTGATGGAAAAACAGGTGCAAAAATTTAACGACAATTGAGCCGTGCCGCTGGAGCCGTTGCTGATAAACAAGCACTTTTCAACAACAGGCTGATTGCAATTGTCCAAGTAAAGACCGGCTTGCGTTGCGCCTCTAAACTGCACATTCACCAAAGTAGGCGCATGAGCATATGTAAACGTCATGCCCCGCTTTGCGCCGCTAGCGCAAGTTATCTGCAATTCGGAAATGGTTCCCCAAAACTGATATACGCTAACGCTAGACGAGAACGTCAAGCCAGTTGTTACTGCTGCGCCGGAAAAATTGATTATAGAACCGTTATGCTTGTTTTCGCCAAGAATGGTGAAGCCCCGCTGCACGTTTGCAGGAGTAGGGACCGTTAAGTTAGACGTTACAAGATAAGTGCCAGCAGGAAAATACAAACATCTATTATTTGTTACGGCATCAGCCAAAGCCGCCTGGATGGCAACGGTATCGTCAGTCGTACCATCACCCGTAGCGCCAAAGTCCTTAACGCTTACCACATCCCGCAACTTGGCCTGCGTAGTACGCGATGTAGCGCCCGTACCGGCTTGCACAAAGCCAACGCTAGCCGAGCCGTTGCTACCCGACAGCAGGTCAAAAATCTGCGCCTTAGCCGTTACGCCGCTCTGCACCACAGGCACAAGTTCCGAACCAGTCAGCGGCAGGGTAGCGGAAGGAAGGTTGGAAATCTTGATGCCCATGATGGTTCCTTAAACGGTAAGCGCCAAAACCTTGGCTTGGAACGCCTTTACGCGCTCGTCAAACGTAGCCTTCTCGGCGTTGTACGCTTCCAACTTAGCCTGCAAATCAGCATCGCGCTTGTCCGCAGACTGCTCACGGTTGGTGACGCTCTTTTCGCGGTCAACCAGCGCCTTGGCAGCAGCATCGTTAGCCTTTGCCGTAGCAACCTGCTCGTCACCGAAAGCCTTCTTGTTGGCCTCCAGTTCCTTTTCCTTGGCAGTAGCAGCGTCGTGCTTGGCCTTGGCTTCATGCCTCAGCGCATCAGCGTCTGCCTTGGTCTTCTTGGCATACGTCTGCGCTTCTTCGCTAGCCTTCAGCGAGGCTTCCACTGCCGAGACAGCACCCTGCCGCTTGGCAAGTTCGTCACGGAGAGCCGCCATATGCACCAAGTTCTTGGGCAGTTCTTCTACCAGCTTGAGCAGGTCAATCGTCCCTGTGCCGGTGTCACCTGAGATGTTCATGGCAACCCCTTAAGCGTAGTAACTGATGTTGAGCTTCGCGCCAGCGGTCTGCTCAATGAACTGAATCTTGGTCAGGTCGCCGTCGTACTGGAGCGTGACGCCAGCAGCCAAGGGCATACCCACGGAAGCGGTCGGTGCCGTATCGTCGCGCCAACGCACCGCCTGGGTCTCAGGCGTAATCATGGCGATGGACGGGCGGCAGGACAGGCCGTTCAGGTCGGTAATCGGGACGGTCAGACTGGTAGCGGAACTCAGCGAGGTAATCTGCTGATACCCCAGTCGGGCGGTGATGGCTTTTAGGGCGATGGACATACAAAACTCCTAGTGATGCCGTTAGTCTAACCGATTAGCCGGTTTGCGCCACCGGCACATTCCACGGCAAAGGCGGGGATACCGGTTCGTTTGGTTTGTAATTGAGGGCAATAGCGTCGGCTACCGTCTTTTGGGCTTGCGCCACTGCCTCTGCGCCGTACTGGTTAACCCACGAAACAACCATGTCTTGGGTAAGGTCTGCGTAAGGGACGTAAACGTCAGACGCCACATAGGGGATGTCGGTTGTGCCGTATCCCGCTGCGTTGTAGGTTCCGTCAGTCCCAGACACAACCCATGCCACGTTAAACACGCAGTCGGGGTGGGGCTGCACGGGATAGCAAGATACAGCGTTGATGTTGGTAACGTAAGTGATAGCCATGCTAGTTCCTTAACCTGCTACCCATGCAGTGCCGTTGTCAAAAACGGGGCAAACGACAGCGCCGCCGCCAGTCAAAGTCATAAGAAACGTCGGGGCAAGAGCATCTGTGACCCATGCTCTACGGCCTTGCGTACCGGCTGCTGGAAGAGTGGCTACGGTAAAAGCCGAGCCAACGGCAACGGTTTTTGTGTTGTACACACGCATGGCAGTTGCCAATGCGTTTTGCGCTGTACCGGAAGACCCAGCCGCAGCAACTTGAAAGATGATGTCGCCGCCAACGCCCGTGCCGGTGCCTTGGCTGCCCCTAACGGTAAAGTTTTGACCAGCAGTGTTGCTTGTGCCAGCAACGACGCTCTGCGGGCCAATGGTCTGGGCGACGGGGGCAGCGGCGTCGGCAGCGCCTAATTGTAGGGAGGCAGCGGCTTTGCGAGTAAGTTTTAAATCTCGCGTTGCGCTGTCTGCGTTTCCATCAGACCACGAAATGTTGCCGGTGGCGGAGAAAATAAACTCCAAACCACGCATCATGTAACTTTTGGTAGTGCTGTTTACAAAAAACGAAATTGAGCTATTTGTATACTCAGAAATAATTAAGTTAAAAGCATTTGCGTGCGTAAAACTAGTTCGTGAACCAAATGCAATATCAGGATTGCTTGAACCGGAACAAAAAGCAGTTTTCCCGACAACAGCACCAGTTTTGCTTACGTTAAACAAACTTGTGTTACCAACTTGCAAATCCATCAGCAGCGAAGCAGCGGCACTAGTTGTATCGGTAACGTTAAGTTTGATGCCCGTAAACGTAGTGGCTACGTTATTCCAAGTCTGCGTGGCGTTCAGTACTGGAACCGCAGTCGTCTGCGTAGCGCCCGTTAGCGTCAGCGCGGTTGACCCCACTACTTCCGTAACGGTAACGGGACGCGGCATGGCATAACCGTCACCCGCCTGCGGAGCCTTAAGCTGCGGCGTTACGGTATCAAGGGCAATGACTTCAAGATTTGCCATGACTTACCTAAATTGGGTTGTAAGCAGTGCCGTTAGACGCCAGCACAGTGCCGCCAACTGCGTAAGACACGCCGAGACTGTCTAACACGTTGCGACTTACAGAGTACGACGCGCCAGCAGAATCAAGCACTGTAAAGCCAGTAGCCGGAGGGGTAGCCCCGCCGCCAATGTCCCGTATCCAATACTCCGTTGCAGACCTAAGGTCTACAATCGGCGTATCTGAATACATATACCTCTTCATTACGCGAGGAAGCGAAGTTTGTAGAGCGAGGCGTAGTACCGCCCCACGATTTCATCAATGATGTTCTGAATAGGCGTGTTGTCGCGGTCACAAACCTTGTAGCGACCCGTCTCAATGTCCTCAACCTGCCCCTGCAAGAATTCCACGATGTTGGAAGTCTTCTTGGCGGCAGGTACGGAGATTGGGCCAATCAGCCCGTGGTAGCCCTGATACGCTTCGGCAAACTTGTCCGCAAGGTCTACGATGTTTTCGTAGAACTCCTGCAACGCAACGTGCTTGGCGTAGGAACGGGTGTTCAGGTGAGTGCTGTGCGCCACATCACGGGCAAGGAACAGCAGTCCCACGAATTCGTTAGGCTTCACTGCATCATCTCCTGTGGCGGCTGCTGCATGGGCATCTCGCCACCCTGCATCGGCATCTCACCTTCGTTGAACTCGGGCATCTGCTGCTCCGGCATATTGCCAATCAGGTCGCCCGTGTGCATAGCGGCGGCAATAGTGCCTGCCACAATGTCCTGAATCTGCTCTTCCGACATACCGGCCTGCACGGCGCTGATGCGCTGCGTCTCGGCTTGGTACGCCTTGATTTCGGACTCGTAGTCCATCCGACGCTGTTCCTGCGCCTCGATAGACTTGTGTACGTTCTGGAGCATCTGGTGCATCTGCTCCATCTCCTGCCCCATCGCCTGAATCTGCTGATTCGCGGCTTCCAACGCAGGATTCTCGTCGTTGTCCTGAAGCAGCTTGGGGTCAATGGTCTTTTGCAGACGCTTTGCCATCTCTTGAGCGCCGGGCCAGTCCATGTTCTTGACGAACAGGTCACCAGCCACCTGCCACAGTTGCGGGTTGCCCTGCAAAATCTGCGACATGGCTTCCATTGATTCCTGACGCTTGGTCATGTACGACGGGCCGGTGGTCACGCAAACATCGTACTTGCCGACAGACGGATTGTAGATTTTCTCAATCACGATGCCGTTTTCGTCCACGATTTCGCGGACAGGCATGGGCTGCTGCGGGTCAATCTTGGCGGTCTTTGTTTCGCCGTCAATACCGATGATGCGGGCAATTCGCTGGGTGTCGTAAATCTTGGGGATAAGGTCAACGAGTTGACGCGTGACGTAGCGGATGGCGCGAGCCAGGTTGTCTACGTAATGGTATGTGCCGGTGTCGCCTTGCCGTTCACGCGCCAAGATTGCCTTGCCCGAACGCTCATTGGACGTAGCGCCAATGCTGCTGTCGTACTGCCCTGTGGTGGACTTGATGTCGTCCGACGCGCCTGCCTTAGCCTGCAACAGCCCCGAAGACGCCATAGGCGGCTGGGCGCGTTGCGGCAACGGCATAACGCTACCGGAGCCATCCGTAACGTCAGGGTTGACCTCAAGGTAAGGCCAGTTGTTTGTGTTAGCAGTCTTCCACTGCTGCTCGTAGCCTTCAAACTGCCCGCCGTAGCCAATAAACGGCGCTTTCGGGGCAAGGGCAAGCATCTCGGCTTCTTGGGAAACCCAGTAGTTGTACATACGTTGGGCGTCTTTGGCGTTACGCACCAAGCCCGAAACGTACATCCGTCCTTCAATTTCCCACTCGTTGCCGACCACGCGGACTACGGGGATAGACACGCCAGCCCAGTCCTGAGCCTCAAGAATCTGGTAGCCGTTGGTCTTGCACCACTTCACGGTCTTTACGTCCGTTTGGCGCTGGCGCAGGATGGGCATACCCATTGCTTCCGCACGCTTGGCCTCGGGCGAACCCTGCAAGGCCGACACGTTACCGGGGTACAGGTTAAGCGTCTTGCGCTCATGCTCGATGTAGAAGTATTCGGCAATACGGACGGTCTTGTCGCTAATCCACTGCGACAGCCCTTGGTCGCCAATACCCCGCGTCATGATGGACGAAATGGGTTCAGCGTCAGGGAACAACCGCTCGTACTCGTCCTTGGTCAGGTCTTCCGTGATGAAGCACCACTGGGCATCCGACCCGCAGGGGTCTTGGATGGTGGGGTCCATGTACACGGAGAACGAGTTGCGGATGCGCTGAATGCGGATGTCTTGGTCAAAAGTGTTTTCATCGCAATACTCGGTCAGTATGCGAATGTAACCCTCGCCGTAGGTGACTTGGTTGTCACAGGCGGTGTCGTAGGCAACGTCGGCGTCAGAGATGTACTCAATGTGCCGCACGATGCCATCAAACACTTCCGCAACTTGCAGGTCAGCCTTGTCATCTACGGGGATGACCTTGCCCGAGGGCCGGTTCTGCCGCTGGTCATTGGTGACCTGACGAACGTGCTGCGGCAGCTTATTGATGGTCAGACAGGGGCGAGCATTAATGGTCTGCCCCTGCACCGACCCTCGGGTCGCTAGGACGTCTGCGGGCCACTGCCACTGGTTGTCAGGGCTTGCGGCAAGGAAGCGCAGGTCGTCCAATTCGTCTTCACGGGAGTCGCTGTACGCCGAGATGGCTTGCGTAAAGCGAGTACGGGCAACAGCAAGGATGTCCGTGTCATCCTTGTTGCGACGGGAGGACGGGCTGTTAGCAACCCGTTCTGCGCCAATCATGCCCGTATCAGCCATGCTTACACGCAGTGGATGATGGCGAAGTTAACAATAACCGCTTCAGCCAGCGCACCAGCAGTCGTGTTACGCAGCGTGATAGACACCGTGCCGGTGCCAAGCGCATCAACCCACAGGTTGTACGAGGCAGCGGTTGCGCCAGAAGAAATGTTCAAAATAACAATGTCGTTGGCACTAATAAACGAGTTGTTCAGCGTGAACGACACGTTGGTCGTTGCAGCAAGGCTGGCAGCGTTCATTGTGATACGACCAGCCGACTTGTTCAGCGTGACAGCAGTAGACTTGCTGGTGGCCTGCGTGACAGTGCCCTGTGCAGCGGCGGTATAACCAAATTCGCTGTCAGAGTAAATCTTGTCAGCGCCGATGATGTTTTGGTCTTCGTACGCAACGCCGATTGGCTTGGTATTCGTGGTCATGATTAACTTCCCATCCAAGAATTGGAGACAGTGCCGTCCCTATAGGTTCGGACGGGGTTGCGCGCAGTATACTCCCGATGCGCCACGGGGAAAGCAAAAGTTACTGCGATGGCGTCGGCAGCGTCCGGTGAGGCCAGCCCCCGTGCCTTCATTTCCTTCTTGCCCTCAAGGAATATTGTACCCGCAGAATTGGGTTTCTTGGTAGGGCCGACCAAATCTGCCTTCAGTTGGCGGTCTTCCTTAACGGAAGCGGTCTTTAGCCAGTCCCGCATTGCCCCCCACATTTCCGCTCGCTTGTTGCCCCACGCCACCGGATTCTTGGCCTTCCAGCCAAAGTTGACGCCACGGACTTTGTACTTCTGCTCGGTTAGGCGGTCAAGGATGCCGTAGCCCAACCCGCCCTCGTCTATACAGACCAACGCGGGCCGGTAGTCCTCAATCGCCTCAATCACCCGCCCAACCACCGTCATGGTGTCCTCACCGGAATACCGCTTGAGGGCGATAATGTCGCGGCCTTGGCGCACAGCGATGACGGTTGAGTCCGCGCCGCCACGGGCGGGGTCTACGCCAATCACCACGGGGGCTGTTTCATCCTTCCACCGGGGGCGCTTGAACGCCTCATCTACCCAATGCGCGGGGATGAACTGGTCATCACCGACAGACGGAAACTCCCCGTACACCTCAATCTTCGCCTGGGGCGAGTCCTCACCATATTCGTCGATGATTTGCTTGTAAACGGAGTGGTCAGTGCCTTCAACATCCAGCGAGTTGATGTTTTTGGACTTCCAAAAAGCTCGTTTGGCGGCAAAACACTCAAAAAAGTAGCCGGTAGGGCGTCTGGGGTTGGAAAACGCTAACCAAAAGCGGTGCGGCGTGTTCTCGGTGAAAAAACCCTGAGAAACGTCCCAGATGGCGTCCGGAATACCACTGGCTTCGTCAAAAATCAGCATAACGCCGTCGTGGTTATGCACACCGGCATAGGAATCGGGGTTCTCCGCAGACCACAGGCGGCCTTCTACCGACCAGTAGCGCGTACCTTTACGCAGGTCGCGCTCTACCAACTCCGTCAGCCACTTGGCGGGCATGACGCGGGTAGCCGATATCTCCCACCAGTGGCTGTTTATCAGCATCGCCAGCCACTTTGTGATTTCCGCCCATGTGACCGAGCGAAGCTGGGCTTCCGAGTTAGCCGAGACGATGACGGTAGACCCGATACGGGTGGTCACCATCCACAGGATGAGCCACGACACCAGCGCAGACTTGCCGATACCGCGTCCGGAGGCTAACGCTAGGCGGAATACGTCAAAGTCTACCTTGCCACCGTTAGCCGCGATGTGGGTCTTCAGGTCACGCAGTACGTCCCGCTGCCACTTACGCGGACCACGGAAGTGTTCTAGCGGCGTACCCTTCTCACCCCACGGGAAAGCAAAGTTAACAAAGGCTTCTGGGTCGTTCGCAAGTGCGGGTGACCACAATTTGCTCATAAGCAGTTGCTCCTCTTGCGAGGAGTACTTTGGCTCTTGCATTACGGCTTAGGCCTGTTCAGCAACGGCGCAATCAGGTTGCGGGTAACGTCACCGGAAATGCCATTACCAAGCACGGTTTTGGCAAGCGTGGGGCTATCAGGCACGGCAACTTCATCGCCCAGCCCCATGAGACGAGCCATCATGCGACCCGTAACGGTTTTGACCGTGCCGTCAGGCATGATGATGCGCGGCTTTTCGTTAGCAGCCTTGAGTGTAGGCGCAACTTGACCAGCGTTGGATGCCGCCCAGGTGTTACGGAACCCGCTACCGCCCATTGTGATGATAGGTTTGTTTGGGTCTAGTTGACCGCGGGCAATCATTTCATCCAAGCGCCGACGCTCAACAGGCGGAATGGCAGACCCCGGCGCATCCGGCAGCAAGTCCGACACCGCGCCAAACCAATCCTTACCGCCAGTTTTGGGCGGCATAGGCGGCAACTCACCTTCACGCACGGCTCGCAGCAGCATTCGCTTGCGAGACTGCGGCGCACCGTAGTCGGCGGCGTCGTGAATGACCACATCCCACTTGTAGCCCTTGGCATCCAGCGCATCCGTGATGTGCTTGAACAACGCAGTGTCCGCGTATTGCGGAACGTTTTCTACGGTCACTACGGGCGGCGTAGCCTCGCGAATAGCACGGGCAACCGACTCAGCACTTTGCCGGTCAAGGTCTGTAGCGCCACGCATGGTTTTGGCAGCAGAAAAGTTCTTGCAGACAGGACTCGCGTGGAACAAGTCAGGATTAGTCGCTTTCAGTTCCTGTGGGTCTATGTCAGTAACGCTGCGGGAAGGAAAAGCCGTGCCGTGCGACTGATTGGCAAACTCGTTGATTTTGGGGTTGTACTCAACCGCCATGACGTGTTCAGTGCCGGGCAACGCACTTTCCATTGTGCGAGAACCTGAAAACCATGTGGCTACGCGAGGACGGGCAGTAGATTCCACGGCTTGCGACATAATGGCCTTACGCGGCTTCAGCCAGTTACGCGGGTCTATGTTCTCACCCACCACCTCACCCAACCCCGCAGGGCCGGACTTGGCACGGTTCCACATACCGCGTAGTGAGTTGCCAACGGCGTCCGTAATCATAGACGGGTTGGCAGCAGCCTCCTGTGCCGCACGCCAAGCGTCCGCGTACACACCTTGCAGACTACCTGCCTGCTGAGACCTATAGGCATCTAGCGCCAGTTGGTCACGCATCTGCAAACCGCCCATAAGCGCGGTAGAGGAACCACGCAACAGGCCGCCAGTAAGTTCACCAGCATCCCTAAGATAGTTTGGCGAGGGAGGCACTAACGCATTACGAGTACCCGGCGGCATACGCTACTCCAGAGAGGCGTAAGGAGACGGCATCTGCCCGTACATACTGTTCAGCGCATTCTGCCCACGGAACGGACGCATACCACGGTTACGCATGAGGGGGTGCTGCTGCATACCCATCTGCGGGTAACCACCGTACTGCCCCATCATGTACTGCGGCGACATACCGCCGAATGCAAAGCCAGGATTGCCCCCACCGTAGCCCATACCCCCACCGCTACCAACAGTAAAAGGGTCACCACTATACGCACCGGGAGCGACCATAGCATTTTGCCCATACTTGTTCCCCGACACAGGCATCTGGTAGTTAGGCATACCGCCAAAATACGGATTGTTCACGCGACATCCTCCACCTGAATGACCCTAGCCTGTGCGGCCTCTAATGCCGCGACAATGCTTATCTTCTGATACACGTCCACGCTGACCTCCGACCTTGCAGTCCACCCATACTGGTGCTGCAACACCGACAACGCAGCCTTGGCATCCCCACCCTCCGCAGCACTGTACACAGTACGGCTGACAGCAAGCTCGGCATCTGCACGACCCTTCTGCTCTGCCAGTTCGGCAATGGGGTCCATTTGGCAGAGACGCCGATACTCACTCGGCAACATACCGGCAGCAAGGGCAAGCGAGTCACCCTTCAGCCCGAGACGTGCAGCGTCGTATATACCCTCTAGTGCCTCGGGGGTAGCACGCAACTCACGGGCAACTACGGGGATACTGCGGAAAGTTGTGGGGGTGGCAACGAGGTGCATGGGGTGAATTTACCACAAAAAAATAAAATTGTTTACGGGGGTACCGTAACAGTCACGGCCCTTCGCTCGGACCTACCCCCCGGCTACCTGCGTGCTGCACCGCCGCATAGATGCTGCACCGCAACAATGCTGCACTGCGTCATGCGTGCTGCATAGCCGCATAGCGCGAGCGTAGTGCTGCACCGCAGCATGGCCACTAGTGTTAGGTTAACAGTATTGGCAGGGTAGCAGTACATCACCACAAGGCTTTGCGTGAAGATGCGTCGGACGAAAAAGGGTTAGGCACAAAGAACATTGGGGTCAGTTTGCGTGCGCGTGCGCATGACATAAGCCCAAAGTTATTTGTAGGGAACCCTTTTCCATCCTGCCAACATTCACTACAAACTTTTTTGCGAAAGTGCTTGACACTGTTAGTTGTGCCTGTATGATGAACCCATGCCGCAATTCCGCGGCGCATGGGAGAAACGACAATGCCTGTCATCACAATTAAGCAAGACTCCAAACAAACAACTAACACAATTGTTACGGTAACCTGGTTAACAGGCGAATGCATTCAATACACGATAGCTGCTAATCCTACGTTTGACGGCAGGGATTCAGACGACTACGAAAATGGCATGGCCTATAACGTTTACATCACGGGTTACAATTCTCCCGATGATGACCTAGGCTTTCAGGAATACTCCATTGACCGCGCAGAGTGTGCGCAGCAGTGCGAGACTGAAATGGACGCCATCGAATTTTGCAGCGACTGTCACTCATGAATCACCGTGAATGGTTGGCCTTGCAGCAAAACCATGGCGTGCCGCGTTTGCGTCGTTGGCACGTCCTAGCCTTTGTCATGCTGTACTGCGCAATCGAATACTTTTACCCTAGCCTGTGACTTTTCTGCTAGCGCATTGCTTGCCAGTGCGCTATCGGGAAACACCACACCACACTATGCACCATGCGTGCGAAAGGAAGAAACATGGCCGCGAAAACTAGCGTAACGCTATTGAACATTGACGCTAACGCCAAGACCGTGAAAGGCCGCAAACGTGGCTATATGACAGCGGTCCTGTATTTGCTACAAGGTAATCGTTCCGGTCACAATGTTTGCGGCATGCATGAATTGGCACAATGCCTACTACCTTGCTTAGGCGAGGCGGGCCGAGGTGGCATTGCTGCTGGTCGCAAGACGTTTACCGCCCCGAATGGCGAACAAATACCTGACAACGCTATCCAGCGTGCCAGGCTTGCGCGTACCTTGTTCTTTATCCATGAACAGGCACAATTTATGGGCCAATTGGTGCGTGAAATTCGCGCATTCATCGCACGCGCCAAGCGCTTAGGCTTGATACCTGTCATCCGTTTAAATGGCACGTCGGACATCCGTTGGGAAGATATCCCAGTAGAAGGCAAAGCGAACATCTTCGAATTGTTCCCGCGTGTCATGTTCTACGATTACACTAAAATTCCGAACCGCCGGCGTGCCATTGGCATTCGCAATTATTCGCTAACCTTTTCGTATTCCCACGTGCCTGAGTTTGCGCCTGTAGTAGCGCGTGCAGTCACCACGTATGGGGCCAGCGTCAATTATGCCGCGGTATTCGCTGGTAAGACGTTACCGGCACACTTTCTGGGCCGCGACGTAATCAACGGCGACGAGTCGGACCTGCGTTTCTTGGACAAGCCCGGCGTAGTGGTCGGCCTGATTGCAAAAGGCAAGGCCCGTAGAAACCCTGGTTCGTTCGTGGTGCCGCGCCAAGCCCTAGCCGCCTAAGCCTTAGCCTGTAGCGCATTGGTTCGCCAGTGTGCTACGGGGTAACCGTTCGGGTTATCGTAATGCGCCATTGTGCGCGAGGGGATATTGTGAAAACGTACATTGTGGAAACCGTAGACGGGGAAAAGGTCCGTCAACTTTACCTAGCAACGGCAGATGACGTGCGGCACGCTTTGGGGGAGTGGCTTGGTGATATGGGAACCGAACGCGACGTTGCGCGCATCTACACTGTCGCGCGCGCTATGGAAGCCATTAGCTTCTCTGAAATTGGGCAGGGTTTTCGGTTCATTAATCGATTCGAACCGTTGGACTATCTAGTAACGTATCTAGATAGTCCAGAATGCCGCGCGCTGGAAGCTTGGATTTTGGAGAATGACGTGCGTAATCAGCGTGCGCCATTGGGGGATTCCATCATGGCCGCCTGGCTTAACAAAGCTGATTTATCGGATGGCATGGTTGAAATACCGGCCCGCTGGTCAGTTACTGGCGTGCCGGTGACGTTTGACGTATGGGAGGCCGCGCCATGATACCGGCCCACTATCTATCAAAAAACGATATAGGCCACTGGACCGTAATCCATGGCGGTATGCCATTGTGCGCAGACACAGACCTACCGGGCGCACTACGTTGTGCAGAGCGCTACAACTTGGCGGTATCCGGTCCCTGGTGGGACGGGTCCGCCGGCACGTTCCGGCCTGCTAGCGAATTGCCGCACGCTGGCGGTGCCGCATGAAACCCGAACCTTGCCCGAAATGCCCCGCCTGCTATGGCATGGGAACCGCCCTTAGCCCTTGGGACCAAATAACCGAATTGCGGTGCGATTACTGCGACGGGCAGGGGTTCGAACCCTACTGGCTGGGACCGGACCGGGCGCAAGGGGCCGCGCCATGCTCTACCTAGTCGGCCTGCTACTCGCCGCCGTCGTTGCCGAATTGTTTGACATAGGGTAACCTGCCCCCGCGTGTCGATATCCCTTAGCCCGGCCTAATCCGCCGGGCTTTTTTTCGCCTACTGCACCAGCCGCAAGCTGGGGAAATGCTCTTCCAATGCATCCCTACACTGGTGATTATTCATTGTCGCGTAAACGCTATTAGGGGCAACAAAAATAGTGCGCTTGTTGGGGTTGCGCACGCTACCGATTAACCCCCGATTAACCCATCCTGATAATGCCATAATGCTAGATAATGCATTTACTGGTATTGCGCCACGGTTAATAATCGGTTCTAGCCTGCGCGCAATATCGGCCCACGGCCCGCCAATGATGCCCTCCGCAAACACGCCACGCCTGGCGCGTATGTCCGCCAACAATGTCTCTTCCACACTTTCCTGCCGGACGTTCAGCAATCTACGCTTTGCGTCCGTCATCGGCGGGGGTGCAGCCGGATTGAAGGCCCGTAGAACGCGCTGGGAGAGCGCATACGCCACGTTCCCTATGCCCCCGCTACCGTACCACTGCCATAGGGCGCTAGCCGCGTCCTGCGCCATTTTGGGGGCATCGCTCCACAACACGAACCAGCGCCGGTCATCGTCTGATAGGTGGATAGCGTCCCTGAAATTGGACATTGCGATGGGTAAGCCGCGATTAAGTGCAGGATACGGGTGCTGCATCTTACGATTTACCATTATTAATTCGGGCGGTGCCGCACATAATACTTTCATAAACTCTTCCACGGCGCGTTTATCCCGATTTACTCCGCGCCGCAATTCATTTAACACCAATACTTCGTTTTCGAGCGCATAACCAAACTGACTGATAATGTCTTCCCCGCGAACGACGGCGACATTTTGCAACTGGGGCCCGCCTATCGCTTGCAGGAACGGGTGGAGAGCCGAGTCCTTGCCGCTACCGGGGTGGCCCGCGAGCAAGATGCCGTGGTTTATCTTGCGGTCTGGGTGCTGGTACTTGAACGCCAAACAGTCCAGCAAGTGGTTACGCTCCCAGTCGCACGGAAGCAAGCGGGCTAGATGGTCCAGCCACGGACTGGCGTCCCCAGATACCGGCTGCACTCGGGCGTTGCGCCACAGGTTCCCCCATGCTTCCCCGTGCCGTTCTAGCAGAGCGCCACCGCCAGGCGCATACGTCAGCCCCGCCGCGATAACTCCGCCCATCGCTGCGCGGTTCTCGTCAAAGCTGTTACTAGCGTGAATGGGTGCGCCAGTGTGGATGCTGGGGCATTTCACGTGCCGATAGTGCGCGTTGAACGACTGCCGGGTGATGGGCCGCCGGTGAACCATGTCGAAATACCCGTCACTGTCCGCAAGGTACGCAAACCGACTAAACCATTCCGCTACCGGCAGGCTGGATATGTCACGGGCAGCCACCGCTTCGGCAGCTTGCAGGATGCTAGCGGGTGTCTCGCCAGCACTCGCCATACGGGCAGCGGCAGCGGCTAGGGCTTCCGATAGGGGCTTGTCTGTCATGGGGCCGCTACCCCAGTGGCTCCCTCCCCCTCCGGCCCATCAATACAGGCCTTCTTGGGGTCGCTAGCGGCCTCAGAATCAGTTTTATCGGCACGGGTGCGGTAGTCGGGCTTGCTTGCGGGGCGAACGGGCCACAGGGGGCAGGCTTTCGCGGTGCAGGCTTCCACTTGCTGCCGCCAGTTGCCCAGTCCAGACAGTGGGTCATAAATGCAGTCGCGGCACTTGCCGTTAATGGAGTCGCGTAGGGAAATGCTCACGATATGTCCACCTCACGCAAGGTATAACGGCCCGTTTTGCTTTTCGTCCACCCCTGCACCAGTATCCGCCAACCTGCCTCCCGCAGCAGGGGCAGGGCGGGGCTGTCCATCATCTTTTTTATGCGGGCCGAGACGTTGCTACCGGAGGTCGATTGTACCCCACAAGTGCCGTCCGGGCCGACGCAGACGATGTCTATGATGCCAAACAGGTCTTGCCTAATTCTCGCGTGGGGGTTCCACTTTTCCACCACGGCGACAAGGGGGTAACGCTTCCGCAGGTCGGCGAGAGAGCGTTGGGTGGGGCTGCTCATTTGCGGTAACTCTCCCAGTTCAGCACTAGCAGTTTCCCGCCGCCTTGGCGCAGCCGGTCCATGATGCGGTCGCCCAAGTACTCGCTCAGTTCAGGCGCGGACAAATTGGACAAAATCATGGTTGGGCGTACTGCATTGTAACGGCGATTTATCAGGTCAAATAAAGCCTGTTTTTCATGGTCGCTGCCGCTGCTACTGCCAACCTCATCAATCACAAGCAAGCATTGGTCTACATATTCATCCAACACTTCGCCATCGGTTTTTTCAGCTTTACGGCTAAAGGTGGCACGGATGGCGCGAGAAAAATCTGACACCGTGGTATACCGCGCCGAATTGCCTTGCTCAATGACTTCACGCATGGCGGCACAAGCAAGGTGAGTTTTGCCAGTTCCAGGCGTTCCCACAAGAATCATGCATCGACCATCCAATAAAGTTTCCAAAAAATCGCGGCAATATTCTGTTACTCGCATCAATACTGCTTTTTTTGCATCTGTGTTGGCCTCAAAGTTTTCCAGCGACTCTCCACAATACCGAAATGGCGCGCCCGACTTTTTGTGCAATTCTTTAATAGCTTCAGCGGCACGATGCTCTTCTCGAATCCGCGCATACTCTGCCGACTTTTTTTGGTCGCTATCAAGGTTTTTAGCAACGCAAACAGGGCATCCGCCGTTGTCTTGCACAATGGTCTTGCCCATCAAAGTAAGGCTACGCACCGGGTACGCGCCATGCATGAGGCAATCACGGGTTTTGATTTGTTCAACGGGCTTAGAAACTTCCATCTGGGTTCACTCCCTTGTGGTAATCGACGTTACTAAAATCGCTGCGGGCGGCTGAAAAGCGGGCGTCCTTCGTGGGCTTGCCATCACCCTTCAGCGGGAACAATCCCTGCCAACCCTGAGCCACAGACTGCTCCACCACGGCGGCTTGGTTCGCACCGTGCTTGGCAAGGTCTACGGCGGCAGCGTTCAGGCTAACTGGGCGCAGCGGCTTGCCAATGCTCTTGCGGTAAGCCACCCACCTTTGCCAAACCTCCTCGTTGAGACCCTGAACTGACAAAGGAACCTCAGGTTGAACAACCGGCGCGACTGCGCCATTCTTCTTTCTTCTTTCCTGCTGTTGTTCCTGCTCCTGCTCCTGCTCCTGATTAGGCATAGCCTTCGCGAAGGCTTCAGGTAAGGCTTTACCAAAGGCTTCCGGTAAGGCTTCCGCATAGCCTTTAACCTCTTGAATTAACTCGCTTTTTAGGCTGCACTCAGGTATCAAATCAATGCTGTGTACCCATGCTTTCACCACGTTGGGTGACTCGGGTTTGTTGTACTTCAGGAACCTTGGCAGGTACACGCAGGAAGCCTTCTCGTCATGCTTCGCCAAACCCTTCGCGAAGACTTCCCTAAAGGCTTCCGCAAAGCCTTTCCCGCCCAACTCGGCGGCAAGCCCAGGTATCGTGGCCCGCATCGCGCCCAGTGCGGTCATATGCGGATGGGTCAGCAGCAGCACGAATGCCAACTTGCCTTCCGTGGACAAGGTGCGGAACTTTTCATCGTTCCACATCCTTGGGTCAATCTTGCGATAGTGCGCCACCTGTTGCTCCCTGTGCGCTGGCCTTTAACTGCCGGACACGCTCGCGCATTTTGCGCTGCTGCCTGACTGAGTTTTCCCGAGCGCACACAACACAGACACCCGTCAGGGTGTACCGCGCTGTGCCGTGGCCTTTCCGGCATGGATTGCCTTCAAAGCGCACTTGCCCGGCTTCCGCTGCTTTCATGCGTTCAGTTGTCATGGCTCATTGTGCCTTCATGCTATTAAGAATACAAGGGGCAAGTAATGCTTGCAGGGCGCTTGCAGGGTGCTAGCGTTTTCCGTACCCCGTCAGCGTGTACGAAGCCCACTTTTTCCCGCCACGGTGAACCATCTGCGTTTCCACCGTGTAGCCCTCCTCGCGGATGTTGAAAATCACCGCAGCCAGTCGGAAGCACCCAAATAGGTTCAATGCCTGAATAGGCGTAATGGGCTTACCGCGCAGCAGGTGCGCCCGAATGCTGTCAATCTGGCTCATGTTCAGTCTCCACAGCGGGGGTACGGGGCCACCGGCCTTCCGGCAGGTCCAGCGCAGCGATGCCCAGCGCGTAGGGCGGCAGCGGGCAGTCAGCTTTAAGCTGGCCACCAGTCATACGCTCCAACTGAAACTGCCATTGCTGGGGAACGTCACGCCAGGCAAGCACGGCTGAGTGGGTTAGCCCACACGCTCGACTTACCTTGCTAGCGTTACCAAAAAATGCAAACACTTCATCGCGGGTCATTTCTCACTCCAAAAAAGATTCACCAAAGGGCTTGACACCTGTAAGCCTTGGGGTGAAGATACACCCATCGGATGCATACCGCAACCGGAAAGGGAGAATCAGATGACACACGACGAAATCATGGACGCGCTGCTGGAGTTGCTTGACGCAACCCTGCACAACCGCCCGGTGGACGCCAACGTCCTCTACAAGGCCCGCGAGGCTCTCCGCCTCCTCAATCAGGTGGGCTTCCAGTGAGCAGCTACTGGGAAGAGTTCTACAAGTACGAGCGCCATCAGTACGACAACCCGCACAGCTACGGTATGTGCATTAAGTACTTTGACGGCGCTTACCAAATCAACGTCCACCACCGTGGCTGGTGCGCTTCCGAGCCGACGCTTGGCGAAGCCGTTGCCACGTTGCAGCGCCTGCTGCTGGAACCCCGTTCGGAGAAAGCACAATGAGCATCATCGCACTGCGTACCGACGCCGAGTTCACTTGGTTGGAGATTGAAGGCCAACTGTTCTTCATCACGCCGAACCACGAATTGGTTGAAGAGACTTGCCTGCGCTGCGTGGAGGACTTGGAATTCCTCCGCGAGACGGTCACGAGCCAAATCAACGCCATCAAATACCAGTCCGACGACCACACTGACGTGAAAGCCTCCAAGGTGGAGAAACTGGAACGTGCGCTGTCCAACGTGGGCATAGGTGTCTGCGACCACATTGAGGAAGTCCACTACGAAGGCGTGGACCTTGTCATCGGTTACAACTTTGACCACGACGAGTGCCAGCGCAACAGCCCGGCCTACCTTGAGGTCATCAGTATCACGCACCGTGGGCAGGACATCACCGGGTTGATTGACCTGCTGGGCGGCAGTGCTGGCTTCGACAAGATTGCTGACCTGCTGGAGGGCGACAAATGATTGGAATCATCGAACCCGAAGTCTGCCTTGACCATCTTCGCCAGGCACTTGCCTGCGCGGGCTTGGAGATGGTGCAGACCAGAGAGTCGGTCATCATCCGCGTCAGCGACGCCTACAAGTACTGGGGCTGGACGAGCATTCACCACGTTCCCGCCCTCATTCGTTTTCAGGGGAAACACCATGAGTGACAATCCGAACCAACAAGCCGCGTGGCTGCTAGAGCGCGTTGGCTTTGTGACCGCCAGCCAGTTCAAGCACCTGCTGCCGGGCAAGAAGGGCGGTTACCTTGCCGCCCGTGACACCTACAAGTGGCAGCTTGTGACCGAGCGCCTGACGGGCCGTGCCACGGAACACTACGTCAATCCCGCCATGCAGTGGGGTATTGACCAAGAAGGTTTTGCGCGTGATGCATTTGCTCGCAAGACCGGGCTTGCCGTGGACCTTGTGGGGTTCATTAAGCACCCGGTGCTGATGTGCGGCGCGTCACCGGATGGCGTGCTGGACGGTGGCGAGGGGCTGGTTGAGTTCAAATGCCCGACCACAAACACGCACCTGCAAACCATCATGGACGGCATGGACCCCATGCATATGGCGCAGGTGCAGGGGCAGATGTGGCTGACGGGCGCGCAGTACAACTGGTTTGTCAGTTACGACCAGCGGCTACCGGCAGGCATGGACATCTACTGCCAGCGGGTTGAGCGTGACCAGGCGTATATCGACACGCTTGAGACGGAAGTCTGCAAGTTCCTAAACGAAATAAACGACACGATTTCTATGCTTCAGGAGAAAGCGAAATGATGAACCTTGACCACAGCAACGCCGCACTTTTTGCCGCGCTTGCCCTTGCCCAGTCCGAAGTGGAGAACGCTACGAAGGGCAGCGTGAACCCGCATTTCAAGTCTCGCTACGCCGACCTTGCCGAGGTGCTGAACACGGTGCGCCCGGTGTTTGCCAAGCACGGCATCGCCATCATCCAGTCTACGGGGTTTGACGGCGTCATGGTGTCGGTCACTACCGCGCTAGTCCACAAGGAAGGCGGCTATATCACCTGCGTGGCGTCCTGCACGCCCGCTAAGACCGACGGGCAGGGCGTGGGTGCTGCTACCACCTACCTGCGCCGGTACAGCCTTGCAGCGGCCTGCGGCGTGGCTCAGGAGGACGATGACGGGCAGACAGCGGCGCACAACCGTCCCGCAGTCGTTGCCAAGCCTAGCAACCAGTTGTTGGACTTGCTGGCGGCTACCGAGGATGCCACTAACGAGGAAGTTCTCCGCAACCTGTACAAGGCCACCGAGAACCTTGTCGAGCATGAGAAGGCCGAGGCTCGCAAGGCCATCGTCCAGAAGCGTTCCACCATTACTAAGGTCTAAGCATGAACATCATCACGATTACTGGTCGCGTCGGTCAGGACGCAGAACTCCGTCAGACCCCGCAGGGCCGCGCTGTTGCCAACTTTAAGGTTGTCGTGGACGTAGGATTTGGCGAGAAGAAGCACGCTCTGTGGATTGACTGCTCCATGTTTGGGCAGCGTGCCGAGAAGGTTGCCAAGTACATCACCAAGGGTACTCCGGTGACCGTGTACGGGCAGTTTGACCTGCGGACGTACACCACGAAGAACGGGCCGGGCGCGTCCATCACCTGCGACGTGGCGGACATTGCCTTGCAGGGCGGCAAGCCTAGCGGGGAAGCGCAGGCTGCGCCGGTGCCGTTCGATGACAAGAAAGCCGCTGACGAAGCTTTCAGCGATGAAATCCCGTTCTGATTACAGGCGGGCGTTGGTGTGGGCAGCGGAAATCTCCGCTGCTTACATCATTGGAAAGGAAAAACATATGACAAACGAAGAACAAATTCAGTTTGCACGGTACAAGGAAGCAGTGCTGCGTGCTGATGACACGATTGACGCGCAAGGCAAAACTATTGGCGCGTACAAGGTGACGCTGCAAACGCAGCGAGAACTTATTACCTTGCTGCAAGAGCAGATTCGCAAGATGGAAGGCCAGTTGGGCGAACTGAGGGCGGCGCTGTGAAGTACCTGTCCGTGTGTGCCGGTATTGAGGCTGCAAGCGTTGCCTGGCATCACATGGGCTGGGAACCGGTGGCGTTCAGCGAGATTGAGAAGTTTCCCAGCGCCGTGCTAGCGCACCACTACCCCAACGTCCCTAACTGGGGCGACATGACCAAGTTTAAGGAATGGCCTGATGCAAATATCGATGTTCTCGTCGGAGGAACTCCCTGCCAATCCTTCTCAGTCGCCGGACTCCGAAAAGGACTGGATGACCCGCGTGGCAACCTCATGCTCACCTATCTTGCCATTGCTCAACGCTATCGGCCCCAGTGGCTGGTATGGGAGAACGTCCCCGGCGTCCTATCCAGTGAAGGAGGACGAGATTTTGCCGCATTACTTCGAGGGTTGGCAGAACTCGGGTATGGGTGGGCTTACCGAGTGCTTGACGCTCAGTACTTCGGAGTGGCCCAGCGACGCCGCCGTGTGTTCGTTGTCGGATACCTTGGAGACTGGCACCGTGCCGCAGCGGTTCTTTTTGAGCGACACAGCCTGTCGGGGCATCCTGCGCCGAGCCGACAAGCGCGGAAAGGAACTGCCGGAAGCGTTGCGCCTGGCGTTGTTGGCAGTCTCGACACAGAGTGCGGGGGGGGGGAAGTTAACGCACCAATCGGCTAACAACGGGCATCTTATTGCCCTACAAGACGTTCGCGCCGTAGAGAAGGCACAGAATGGCAAGGGCTGGAATGATGACGGCAGTGCTTACACGGTGGACACCCATGCCACGCAAGGCGTAACCGTCGCCATCCAAGGCACAGTCATCGGCCGCAGTGACCAAGACACCGCCAGTCTTGTTACCGGGTGCTGGTGGGACGGGGAGGACGTAGCGCCAACCCTGACAAAGCAGAACGCAAGCGGCGCCCAGAGGATGCCTGACAAGGCAAACTTCGGCGCGGTGCTGCAACCTGCTCACACCTTCAAAGTCCGCGGCGGCTGCGAAGGCAGCGGAGCAGACGCCAGTGGCGCGATGTTCACTCTGACCAAGACGGACGTTCATGCGGTTGCCTTTGGCGGGGATATTGCCCGCAGTCTGACGGCTCGGCACGACAGCAGCCCGTGCGCCGACCGTGGCATGGATGTGGTGGCGGTAAACATCTACGGGGGCAACAAGCGCGCAGACCGGCCTGAAGGTGGGTTCTACGTCCGCACGGACGAGGACACCAGCAAGACGCTGGACGCCGCATCCGGGCTGAACCCCACCTGTTCTCAAGGCGGGACTGTAGTGATGCAGACAATGCAGGTACGCCGCCTTACCCCCATGGAATGCGAACGCCTGCAAGGCTTTCCGGACGGCTACACGAACATCCCTTGGCGCGGTAAGGAAGACTCGCCTGATGGCCCAAGGTATAAGGCCTTGGGCAACTCAATGGCTGTGCCGGTGATGCGTTGGATTGGCGAACGAATCAACGAGGTAAGCAAACTATGAACCAAGCAGACTTTGACTTGCTTAACCGCATATCAATTGTGGACGCGCAACTGAAAGCCTTGCAGGCCGAACTGGAGCGCGTGATTATTGACAACCACTTGCTCCGCGAGGAGAACGAACGGCTGCGACGGGAACGCCCGGAGACGCTGCGATGAACAACGATAAAAAGCCCGTAGACAAAGAAGTGCATGATTCATTTCTTGTAGGCTTTTACCCAATTGTGGGAGTCATTTTAATTATGGGATACATTCTTATTTTTGTTGTAGTTGTATCAATTGCCCGTAGTTTTTTTACGGGAGAACTGCCATGACTGGGGTAGAGGTATTTGGCTACGGCCTCATCTTCGCCACCGGCATCTGCGTGCTAGTGTGGGTGGCGGTGATTGTGTGCATCCTGTTGGCAACTGCGGACTGGGTAAGGAGCAGGGTATGAACAAAGGTCAATTTGTGCTTGCAAAGCATAAGGAATCAGGGACGTATCAATTTAGAATCGTCGGTACAGACGGCAATAGTTTGCGCGTTCAACTTTTTTCTTTTTTAGATGGGTCACCGAGCGCTATCAAAACTTTCGCCGTTGCGGACTTATCAGACGTGCAGACTTTTGATAGCGCAGACCAATGGCGTGATGCGGCAAAACAGGTAATGGCGTGAAAGCCGTTAATTGCTACAAGTGCAACCACTACCATCCCTTAAATGAATGGGATGGTCGCAGCCCGTGCGACAAAGGGCACAAGCCGCGTTTCTACAAGGGCAAAGGTTTGCGGTGGAATTACGAGAACCCCAAACATTGGGGTCACAAGCGGGTGTGCCCGGATTACAAGGAATGGCGATGAAAGTCTGCACCCGCTGCCGAACCATGAAGCCGCTGACGGGCTACCGTGACAACGGGCGGGGTGGTCTTCGCGCTGCTTGCCGTGACTGCAACAATAAAGAACGGGCAATGTACAAGGCTAAACAGCCTGTGAGGCAGGGCAGGCGCACGCTGGAGGAGATACGGCAGGACAAGCGCGACTACCATCGGCAGCGCACGGCTGTGAAACGGCTGCTGTCGGGCAAGGTAAAGGGCGATGGGCCGTGCTGGGTTTGTCGCAACCAGGCGGTGGGTGATACGCCCTACCGCCTGTGCATCATCTGCTTGGGCTAGGCTTTGCCCTTCACCCGCTCAACAGACCTGTACGCACCCAAGCCCAGCATACCGAACAGCAACCCGTACAGGTCGCCCAACTCAAGCACGGGCGGGGCAGCGTAGCCCTGCATGACCGACCCCCACGCTAGCAGGGGTTGGGCGAGAAACTGGTACAGCAGGCCTAGGACGCAGACCCAGCCTGCTGCCGGGCGCCAGCCTGACTTGAACGGGTCAGCGGATGCCGCCTCGACCTTGTTCACCTCGGTCTGCGCCAGTGCCAATTGCAGGTCGGCTTCCAACTGCCGGAACTCGCCCGTCTGCTGCAACTTTAGCAACTCCAACTGAGCAGCGGCCTTCTGGGCAGGGTCGGGCAGGACGCGGTCCAGCACCTTCAGCCCGGCGTCTAGCAATCCGCCAATCAGGGGTGTCATTTGGAAGCCTCCAGTGCAACAGAAACGGTACGCCGTAGCCAGCCCTTGCCAAACGTGTCGAAGCCGCGAATGCCGGTGTAGGCGATGATACGCTCTGCGGAGAACCGCACCACAGCCTCTGGGAGGCGGTTAGCGGCAGCAATGGTGTTACCCCCCATCACGCCATCCTGAGCGACGCCACAGGCTCTCTGGAGCAACCTGACGGCCTTGTCGCGGCCCATGTTCACCGCGCAGTCAAATACGCAGATGGCAAGTTGCTGCGGGAGTTCATCAGGACGAAGTTTGTCCCAGTAGTCGCGCCGGTAGATGGCCTTAGCCTCGTCCTCGGTGAGCCGGAGGATGTCTACGTCGGGGTAGGCACGCTTGGAGATGCCGAAGCGGGTTTCACCGCCTGGGTCGCGGGGGTCTGCCGAGTACCCGCCCTCATGCCTGAGGACCATCGCAACGGCCTGCTCAAAACTCACTTGTCGGCCTTTGTGTTGAGCTGGTTGAATATCTTGTCCAGCATACCCTTCACCTCGGCAATGTCCACGCGATAGTCATCCTTACGGACAAACTTCTCGGAGGCATCCAACTGGTGCTGCATGATGCTTTTTTCGAGCGTGTTGTGGTTGTCCCACAGCATCCGTAGGAACCAACCGGCAACCGACACGGCAATGGCGAGGAGGGCTTGGAATAGGCTTAGGGCTTCCATCATTGCTCCGCAAGGGCGTTGTTACGATTGCGCTCCGGCGCAAGAGCGTTGATACCAGTCAACGTCAGGCTAAAGTCAGGCTTTTTGACGGGTGCGTTTAAAGTGCGACCAATCTTGCCCATGCGACCAGTACGCGCTGCTGCTGCTGGCGCGCCTTCAATCATGCTGGCAAGGCCAGATGCGTTGAACGTCTCGGCGGCAATTTTGGCGGCAAGTTCGGGGTTCAATTTGCCCTGCGCCCGACGCAAAATGAAATTTAGGATTGAGCCTACGGTACTGAGAGACATTGGCGGGTTGCCGGTTGCCTGGCTGACTAGCCCCAAAACATTGCCGCCAGACTTTTCGCCTTTTGCTGCCAAGCTTTCAAATCGCTTTTGCTGTCGTATTTCCGCAAGCACATCGTCTACGGCCTTACGAATTTGAGGCAAATTGCGCGTCAATTTATTTAGGTTTTCAATAGACCGTTCTGGCGGCACATCTGCAAGTTTGCTAGCAGCCCTGTTTGCGATTGTTGTCACCTTGTCAATTTGCGCCTGTTCAGGGGCAAACTTTTCTTTAACTTGACCAGATATGCCCTTAGATGTTTCCGCAGCAACTTCGGATTCTGTTCGCAAACGGCGAGCGCCACTTCCATACTGCTCAAGCGTTTTGCCAATATTAACTCCGGAATCATCAAGCACGGCAATTTGACGCTTATAGGCGTCCATAAAGTCAGCGTGCTTTTTGGGGTCAATTGCGCCAGTGTCTTTATTGACAACAGTTTTGCGATACAACTCTTCGATGCCGTTACGCAAAGCGGTTTTGGCGGTGTCGCTGCTACCAAATGCACGAACAAAGCGCGAGGCGGTGTCAGTGCTTTTTAGCGCGGCGCTAGTAACTTCGTCTGGTGCAAGAATTGGCGTACCGGTAGCGCCTACGCGTTCAAGGTTAGCAACCCACCCTTGACGGAATGGCTCACTTAATTGCGTTCGCCAAGTTTCAGAAGCGTTTTTGTAGGCCGTCTTGGCATCGCCAGTAACACCGGCATCAATTGCTTTTTGTGCCGCAGTTTGCAACTTCATCAAGTTTGCGCGAGTAGCATTAGCCCCCGCATCTTGCAAGCCGTACAGACTGTCAAGGTCTTTGTTTACAGCGTGCAAGAATGTATCAGCTTCTCGCAAGGACACCATAGCCGGTTGAGGCTGTGGTTCAGGAGACAAACGCTCTCCGCGAGGTCCAACAAGTACATTAGTATCGGGTGGCGTTTTAGTCTCATACAAATGCATTACTTTGGCAGTGTATGGCGCATGAGTAGGATTTAGTGCAGTAGCAGGATTGTTAGATATTTCTTTAGCAGCGGCCTCAACGTCACCAAAACTAAATGGCTTTGGCGCAAGGTTAAATGCGCCTTCATACAAAGCGGTAATTTTTGGCTTTAGGTCTTTAATCAATTGATTGCGAATAGTTGTTAGCGTTTTTCCTGCTTCAACTGGGTCAACGGAACGAACTTGGCCTCCCAATTCAGCCTGCTTGGTCTGCACGTTTTCTTGTTGCGCTGCCGCACGAGCTTCCGCAGCCGCTTGTGCCGCGGCAGTGCGTTGGTCAAGACCTTGTTGAGTTAACTCAAGTTCACGTTTAGCAAGTGCTACGCGGTTTGCTTGAGACTGCGAAGTTGTCAATTCTTGAGACTCAAGTTTTGTTTGAAAGCGTGGGTTAGATTGACGAGACGAACTAACAAGTGCTGCAAATCCGGTATTACCCAGTTTTGCGGCTGTTTGTTCTACGGTAAGGCCACTGCTCAGCAACTGTACTGCACGCTGCATTTCCTGCGGATTGTTTTCAAACGCTTTAACAAAAGCGCGAGCGCGAATAGCGTCTTTACCGCCTGGCAAAAACGGTTCAGCAAAGTTTTGAATGCCGCGGCCTGCAATTTTGGTTGTTCCCTCAAGCAGAAACGGCGTTACGCCGCCAGCAACACCGCCAACCAAGCCGCCACCAAGGCCAAGCAATTCAAGCAGTGCAGGGTCTTGTATGCCTGCTGCCTGACCTGCCTGCGGTGCCAAATAAGACCCAGCACCAGCACCAAAACCAGCAGCAGCCTGAGAGCCGGGGCGCACTGCCAATTCGTTTACAACACGAGGCAATACTCGGCTTTGGTCTGCAAACCTCATTCCTTGCGATACTGCCTCTGCTCCCTTGGCTGCGCCATACCCTCCGGTAGTACCAGCAAGCGTGGCTTGCAGCAACTGCGGGCCGGTGCCGCGAGTCTCAGGAAGGTTTGGGTAAAGCAACTTATTGATTGCTTCAGAGCCTGACTCTAGCGGCCTTGCGCCAAATGGCGTGGCAAGTTTGTTGTACCCATAAGTTGCAAGGTCGGTGATGCCAAGAGCAACAGGCCCAGCGGCGGCGCCAAAAGCGGTGCCAATACCCGGAACAACGCTGCCAGCAGCAGCGCCAGCAAGGGACGCCGCCATGTAAGGGCTAGTGCCGCGGGCTACCGCAGCGCCGTAATCCTGAGCCGTACCGCCTTCAGGTTGTTCAGTCTGTTTAACAACAGGTGCAGACGCCCAAGCGGGAGTTTTTTCTACCGGCGCGTCTTTCCATCCCATTACGGCTTCCTCCGCTGCTTGCCGTCAGGGCCAACAAACAATGTGCCAGATGGCAATTTGTTGTAATCAGCGTCGGTTATTACTTGAACAACGGCGCTGCTTTGCCCTTTATACGCGATTGCGGGATGCTGACCAATTACGTTTACAGGGTCAAACCCTGACTGATTGGCATAGCCTTCGTAAGTGCCGCGAGTTTGGTCATATGCTTGACGGAATTGCAGAACACGGTTGTTCAAAGCGTTAAGCAGTTTTTGCCTAACTTCTGATGGCAATCGAGTGCCGCCGGTAAGCGCAACATTGGCGCCGCCAATTAGTTTCTGCAAAACAGAACCGGTTGTGTACACCAACTTTTGTTCGCTTTCACGAACCACGCTCTTTGGGTCGTAAATCTTGCCAACGGCGTAAGCCAAGTCAATGTCACCAGCCGCCGTATCAGGTGCGTTGCGTGCAGACATAAGCACGGGCAAGGCAGCCTTAAAGTCTTTAACCTCAGGCAGTGCGTCAAATTCTTTGCGAAGCGTAGTAGCCTCACGACGGAGTTTGATAGGGTCAGGCGTCCCTTGCCTTGCTTCTTGTTGCCGCTGATTGGCCTCCATTTCCCTGTTGTGACGTTGAGTTTCCGTTTCACCAATGGTAGGCGTTGTTGTGTAATTACTACCGGGAACCTGAACTGCCGGACCGCCCATTTTAGGCATTGCAAGCGTGTACCCGCCGGGGCCGGTATCAACTTGCTGAAAATGCATTTCTAACGCTTTGTCAGCAGTGGCAAGCGTCATACGCTGATTTTCAGGCGAATATTGTTCAGGAACAAATTGTTGATACTCACCCGGCAAAGTGCTGCGCCAAGTAGACCATGAAGACTGGTCGCCAATACGAGCCGCCGTATCGCGCTGTTGTTTCCAGTATTCACTTTGAGCATCAAGGTTTGCTTTAGTTCCCAAGCCGCGCTTATGCGACAACTCAGCTTGCGCCATCAAATCAGCCTGCTGCATACCTTGCAACTCAGGCGCAACATCCTGCCCGCCCATAGCATAGGCATTCTGCCAGTTGGTTCGCCCAGTAGCAGGGTCAATGTTGGCTGCAAGGGCGTTGCGGACGGCCTGCTGACGAGCAAGGGCGTTCTGCTTGGCCTGACGCTCTAGCCCTCGCTCTCGCGGAGCAAACACGGACTCATCGTCCAAAAACATTTGATAGCCGGTATCGCTAATATTGACAGGTTGCATAGGCATGGGCGTAGCCTCAGTAATTCGTATATTTAGGAATCGCTACGCCGGGAGTGCCGACGGGCGGAGCGTATGGGCCGGGACCGTAGCCAGCGCCACTGTAGTCCTTGAACGAACCGCTGCCGTAGTTGCCAAGCAAATCAGTTCCCATGCTGGTCAAGCTGCCAATCATGGCATTGCTGGCGTTAGCAATTGGTTTGTACTGGGACGCACGCGCTTCAGATGCGCCGACGATGTTTTTTCCGCCGCCAGTAGCGTAAAACTGCCCTGCCTGACCAAGTGTGTTTGCGGCGTTTACGCCGACGTTTTGTTGCCCAGAAAGCATATTGTAGCGATTCAGGTTGTTAGTGTTGTAGCGGTTGTAGGCGTTCTGGTATTCCTGAGACGCCATATCCTGACCGTACCGCCCAGCAGCCTTGAGTGCCTGACCAGAAATCATCTTGCCGCGCATAGCAGCAGTGCGGTCAAGCGCCTTCAGCCCTTCTGCTAAACGGAATGCGTAGCCAGGGTCTGCCTGAAAGTCTGCGGCAGAGAAGTCACGCAGCATATTGCCGTAGCCAGCAGAAGTGGCGTCACCAGCCAACCCCATCTGCCGCATAAGTTCGGCGTTGCTAAGGTTGCCTGATTGCAAGAACGGGTTTTGCAGGGCAACCTGCTTGTCGTACATCTCCTTTTGGAGAGCAAGCGACTTTTCTTGGCCCGCAGCCAGTTCAGCAGCAGTTTTCTTTGCCGCTTTCTTGAGGTTCTTCTTTTGCAGGATGGCGCTACCGCCCTTTATGGCGGATACTGCTGCGGTTATCGGGTCAGGCATGGTCAAACTCCTTCAGGTAGTCGGCGTACTTCTCGCCGTACAGCCCCATCACCACATGAGCCATCTCAAGTGCTTTGTCGGGGCCGTGACAAAGCGCGACTACCATTAACACAACATCGTAAAACGCAGCACGCCACACGAAGGAAACCTCGCTGACGGCGTAGTCATCCTCTGCCACATTCGCCGCCTGCCACTTGAACAGGGCGTTGGCAATAATGGGCGACAGGTGCGGCTCGTTAGCCTTGTAGAACGGGTTAGCAGGCATCGCTACCAGCACCCGCCATACGGTTGTCAGGACGGTGTGCCGCGACACCTCATCGCGGTCGTACAGGTCGTCAAACACCTGTATCACGTCCCACAAGTTCAGGAGCCACGCAGCAGCATCCGGCGGCAGGTCTAGCCGCTCAAAATGCGCCGTCAGTGACTCCCGATGGCTCACGTCACTTCCCGCCCACTGGCGCGGATGTTGATAGCCGAACCCGTACCCGCAAGCGTTGAGATGTACCCGCCGGACTCTAAGTAGTGACCGACAATCTCAGGGAAGGTGTACGTCTCACCCGCTGCCAGCGACTTCGTTTTCACGGTCAGGTTCTGGTTGCCGGTGCTGTCGTACTGCGTGACCAAGTTGACAGACAGGGTAGCCGCCGACGCCGAGTAGTTGGTCGCCGTAAACTTGTCAATGATGGTTTTGACGCCGCCAGCCGTGTACTGCGTAGTCTGAGCAGACTCCGCAATCTTAGACGGTATCAGCACCTTAATCGTGACGGTCACTTCTTGTCCTGCTTCAGAAAGTCAGACAAACGGGAGCCACCGGACTTTTTCATCGTTTCACGTGGAACGTACCAAACGTGGTAGATGCCGTAAACGACAAAGCCTGTGACCACTATGATGAACAAAGTTTCCATGTCCACTCCTTAACTGAATACAAACCGGACGCGACCGGCATCACCAGGCAAGCCGTTGGTAGCCGGAATGTAAGGAGGGCCTAGTTCAGCCCCGTCACCACCGTCGCCACCCGCACCTGCCGTTAAGCCGCCGTCACCGGAATAACCTAAGCCGCCGCCGCCTGTAGCGCCACTGTTGCCAGTTGCGTTAGTGACCGTGCCGCCAGTAGCCGTACCGCCTGTCCCGTCTACGCCCGGCCTTCCGCCGTTGCCCCCGTTGCCGGTCATCGCGGTCATGGTAAATGTACCCGCGTAGGCATTAGACAGACCGCCAGCCCCGCCGTTGGCAATGCCCCCGGCACCGACAGTATAGAGAATTGTCTGCCCACCCGCACCCGTCACGGTCAGGCTGCTTTTGGAATACCCGCCAGCGCCGCCGCCACCGCCAAACGCACCGAAAGCCCCGCCCCTGCCGCCACCGCCACCCCCGCCCCACACCTGTAGGGTGCAGGTGGTGTAGCCGCTGGGAATGGTCAGGGTGCCGGCGCCTGCGGTGCCGTAGTCAAACGTACCGGGCGAGGCGCTGCTGTTAACCAGCGATGCGGCAAGGATGCCGCTCATCAGGTCAGACCCGAACCGGCAATCAGCCAATTGGTCGTGCCAATCTTGGTCAGGGTTGCCATGCCGTTTTGGGCAAGGGTACGGCTGCCGGTCGTGGTGCTGTTAGCCAGCGTCATGGTGTCCGTGGTGATGGCAATGGTCAACGCCGTGGCGTTGGTGTTAACCACCATAAGGGTTGCGCCAATCGCAAAGGCTACCGTGCCGTTGGAGGGGACGGTCAGCGTCAGGGACGCACCGTTCATTAGCACTTGCTTGCCACGGTCAGAAATCAGCAACTGATAGTTGGCAGTTTTGGCGTTCTGCGGGCAGTCGCGCCAGCCAATGTTGTAGGAGTTAGCCGCTTCATCCGTAGCGGACGCCGTGCCGGTCAGGGATGGGCTGGCTAGGGGGGCGTAGGTAGTCGCCGCCACGGTCGTTGTGAGGCCGTCTGTGATGCCGTAGCCGGAGATGGTAGTGGGCTTGCCGGTGATAGCCGCCCACGCCACAGCCGTAGCGTCGTTGATGCCCAGCAGGTTGTCCATCGTCCAGATGGTCACGCCAACGGAGGTCTTTAGGACGAGCTTGTAGGACGTACCGGAGGTCAGCCAGACCTCGCCAGATACCCGCCCAGCGGAGTCCAGCACGATGGGGTTGGCGCTAGGCACCAGCCCTGCCGAGTCCTGATAGGTGGTGGCGGGGAGGGTCGTACCGGCTGCGTAGGTGTACAGCAGGCCGCCAGACAGAACCGTGCCGGTGTCGGTAAAGAACTGCCAGCCAGCGCCAGCAACGGGGGAAAGATTGACGGTCATGGTTCACTCCGAAAGGTAACGCGGGTCACTTGGCAACCCAGCCAGTATTGGTTGCTGACCCAGATTCCTTGATATACAAGGTCGTGCCTGCGCCGCCGCTGGTATTTAAATACATATCGCCGGGGCTGCCAACAACTACTCCGTTGGGGCTGCCAACGCCGGACGACATAACGACCCCGCCCGTGGGAGATGCCCAAGTAGCATCTGCCCGCAGGTAGTTAACAGTACCGCCGCCGGACGCAGGCGTTAGGCCGTTTGCCGAGGAGGTAAACACCGAATAGGTGGTTGCGGTAGACGGCACTATGGGCGGCTGCACCTCTAGGTCTTGCAACGTTTTCATCATTTCGGCTACGGAGTCAAACGACACGCCGCCTATTTGGCTAACCTGCAAGTCGGCTAGGGAAACGGCACTGCCGCCACCACCCGCAATGTTGTAGATGTTGACAAAAAAGCGGTACCACTCACGCGACATCAGTCCCGTGCGCTTGTCAATGAAGTCAACACGCGGGGCAGGTATTTGGGTGACATTAGGCGGGTTCTCAGCCATTAGCTACGCGCACCTAGCAAATTCGCCACGAAATTGAATTGCGGCTTGTTTGTACGCTATTGCAGCCTGTTCTGGCGAGTCAAAACAGCCCAGCGACAAATATCTGCCGTTTGCTTTAATTCTTGCACCCCAGCGACCAGTATCTTTGCGCCGAGAAACGCCTTTGAAACCAGACGTGTTGCTTTTGCTGATAGGCATATTCCAATTGTTTTGCAGTTGAGTAGATTCGCGCAAATTTGACCAGCAATTGTTGCTTCGATTTAAGTCAACGTGGTCTACGTTTTTAACAGGAAAAGCGCCGGTCATGTAAAAGAACGCAAGCCTGTGTCCGGTGTAAGATTTGCCATCAACCCAAATCTCAACGTAACCGTTTACTTTGTTTATGCTTCCGGCAACGCTGCCCGCTTTAAAGCGCCCGCCATTTCCTCGGGAAACGTTTCGGGTAAACAACCCAGTCTCTGGGCAATACGAAATCAATTCTTTCAATCGAGCTTGTGTAATCATGGCTATGAGTTTGTCCCTGACAAAATTAACTCTGCTCCAACGATTACAATCTTAACAGGGTCTGTGCCGGAAATCTCTAGGACTCTGTCACGCAACTTGGTGGTCATGCCAAGCCGACGCCAGAACACGCGCTGGCTGTAGCCGCCAATCTTGCCCATAGGCGACCAGTGTTCGTTAGACCACGTATGACCACCGTCATCCGACCAGCGAAGCATGACCTTAGGGTTTACGCCTTGCGTAGTTATCAAATCCAGCAGTATCTCGTCGCCGGATTCTGTCAGCAAAGTAACGCCACTTTCCGTATCAAGGAAAACATAGGCTTCCGCAGATAGCGGGTCAATACCTTGCAGCCCTACGCCTGACTCACAGTCTAGTTGCAAGGCATGGTGCGTGGTGCGCTTCAGGTCGTTCTGACCCGTAGGCAACGCCCGCCATGACCGTAGCCACTTTTGCAGTTGACCGTCGTCGGCGTACACGGACAGGTCAAGGACGTACACCTTGCCGTTTTCGTAGTCGCCAACGTGCGGGACGTTGTTAAACGCTGCGTGGCAGTTGCTGCGGTGGCGCACAAAGTCGCCTAGCAAGAACCCGGCACGCTCATGCCAGGAGTTGACGGCTACGTCGTAAACCCACGTTTTGCCAGCGGTGGGGAAAGTAAGCACATAAAATGCGTGGCCTTCTT